AGGAATCCTTTGGTCTTATGCCAATAGCGATAAAGATAGGTCACAGCTACAAGCTTTCCAATTTCCAGCGTTGACGCCATAATGGTCGTCAGGAGGAACGCACCCGCAAAAAGAGTTGCGATACCATACACCGAGAAAAATGCTGCCACAAGGGCTATAGCAATGGCTGTGAGGCCAAGCAATTTATCGAAGCGGATGAATCGCTCAAGAAAATGGGTGTTCATCTTGGAAAATTACTCGGGCCAATTGATGTAATTGATACATCCGGTGAAACTTTGATTCCCCCGCCTATTCATTATAATTCCTCTCTCTTCTCCTGTGTCAGGATGATAGTCCACAACCCATCTTTCTACGGTCGAGTCTGACAATAGGTCATTACCAGTTAACGGTATAGCGAGTGTTTTTTCATATGAAATATCGGATGCATTCCAATTATTAACCATATCCCCTGTATTGTGTTTGAGAATATGCAAATACCCATCGGCAGAACTCATTATATAGTAACGTTTTTTGATGTGGTTATAATCCCACATATCCAAATTCATGGCAGTTGTGGTACTCCCAAAGTATTTCACCAATTCAGACCCTCCAACTATTGTCGAAAGATCTACAGTATTTCCGACAAATGTATGCGTATATAATGTTCCATTATATTCATGCTTTCGCCACCTTACATTTGGCCAGTTTCCATATGTTCCTGCATTCGGACTCCCATATAATGCCCAGAATGTGGGATATATATTTCCTACACTCATTGATACTATAAGATCATTCTGGTATCCTGCCCATAATGTTTGCTGAGTAAACGTATTTGCATCCGGGTTAAATATATACACCCCTCCACGGCTTCCGTCACTAGCTTCTGCAAATGCATAACCTCTAATTGGATTGCCAAAATTACTCATGTCTCTAAATATGCGTCCGTAAAATGCCCATGTAGCAAATTCACAATTGCATTTAAAAGTAACTTCGTTAGTTTGCATATTTATCTGGACAACACGTCTGGCAATAGTATCACCAGAAACCCATCGGTTATCATTTATGGCGTAAATGCTGTTTCCATCCAAACTACCAAATGCCGTGGCCGCATTTGCAACCACAAATGATTTTCCGGCTGCTGGATTTCCCACATTAAATGTACTAGGAGTCCATCGGTTTGTAGAAGCAATATACTCCAACACTTGACCATCCGTTGGCGCTGCGCTCGAAAGCAATATGTTACGTAATCCAGCAACAAATGCGGTTGAGCTATCTCCAGTAACGTCCCCCGCCAATGGAACATGATTCGCAGAGGATGCTGTTCCTAGTAAAGACCCCGTAGCCGGACCCTTCAAATAGCTAGAACTAATGGAAGATGTCGCAAATAATGATTGAGTTGCAAATATAGATTGGATTGCAAACAAACTCTGGGTGGAATAAAGGGATTGAGTTGCAAAATTTGCTTGGGGTACAGATATGACAACAGGGACATCAAAATATGACGCTGTGTCTGAAAAATTTGCATGAGATGCAGAGATAGAGTTCGCAGATAAAATGGCGTTCGAGGACGAGATCGAATTCGACGACGAAACAGCATGAGATGCGGAAATAGCACTCGATGAAGAAATCGAATAAGAAGCCGAAATAGAGTTCGAAGACGATATGGCATTGGATGAAGTTATGGCATTGGACGAGGTAATCGCAAAACTCGACGTGGCACTTCCCGACATCCAGTTTCCAAGTGCGTGTACACTTACTTTATATGTTGTAATGGAAGAACTCTGAACCATCGGAAAAAAATCCGTTGAAACTATAGGGGATGGAAAATTATCCAGTTCGCTTATTTTGATGTTATTCATATTGTCGGATTAATTATCTACTGTCCATCCTCTGGTCGTCAATATATTCATATTTGCTATTGTCGATGGTAAATATCCATATGGGTTTCCTACGGTCGCTAAATATCCATTGTGAAGTCCATTAGATACGAGCGTTGAACATATTGCATCTAGGGTAGCACTAGTTAAGGCCCCATTAGAAACATCAACATAAATCATTCCAGCAGGAAGCGTAGGTATTGTTGCCAAACTTGGGTTGGAATCATTTTGAAGGCTTAAGTATCCCAACGATGTAGGAAAGTTTGTAGCCCACGATGTCAAATTGGCGTTATTTCCAAATGACATTGTAACCAATGAGTTTGGCATAAATACTGGTGGAGCCGTTATGAAATTGCTGTTGGCCAGAAGCACTGTGAGTCCATATGGCAACGGGTCTGGCAACGCTGTAAGAGCATTGTTTGAACAATCAATGTATGACATTGTAGATGGTAAAGATGGAAGTCCAACGAGTTGATTTCCAGAGCACTTCAATATTGATACCGATGTTGCATCTAACGGGTCCATAGAATCAATAGAACAATTTTGAACAGACATTGTTACAATTGAATTTGGCATACCTCCAATATCAATCAATCCAAAATTGCCATGGCAATCGAGTGATGTTAAATTGGTGAGCGTCCACACATATTTCAATTCAGAAATTCCGGATGCACTCAAAAATGTAATATTAGTTGAGTCATAGTTAGCCACAAGTGCCGACGCAGACCCGAAAACCTGAACCCCACTTGCCGACGCTTCCAGTATTTGAGAAGTTGGAAGGGTATAAAGAATAGGAATAAATAGCGGGGATACCGTTATCAAATCGCTAGTACTATTGACATCAAACCTTGTGGTTCTCGACAAGTCTATTGTTATTCCATGGGATGCCGTAATATATACCAAATAGGAACCAGTCAATGATGATTGACCCACCAGGGAATATGGCATTTTTAAAGACCCCGTAGTATCTTTAGCCGTCATGCAAACAGGAGTACTATCCAATGATACGGGAATTCCAGAGTCAAGATTTAGTGCTATTAAAGATATAGCCCCGTTTATCAAAGTTCCTGCCGAGTATTGACACACTGCTGTCCCCCACGCTTCTACGCTTGTCGTCATTGGGGAAAAATTGGATGGCTTCACCATTAGAATATCCAATGACGCCGAAGTGGCCGATTGCGTCATGGCCATGAATATTCCATAATTCTTAATCGACGTTATATCTACTTCGGTTGAAAGAGCAATTGAGGCTGTTGCAGCAGTAGTTGCGGTGGTTGCGGTAGTGGCGTTACCATGGAAGTTAGTTGCATATACATCATTTGATACAAACAAATTATGATCGACGGTCAGCCCTGCGGGGGTGGATTCAATAGTTACTGTTTGCCCTCCAAGAGTTCTTCCCTGAATAATAAGCGTAGCCACGTTTGTCCCAGAGGATACTATGAACGAATCCTCGGCCCGAGAAGAGTAACCGGAATAAGATGACGATATGCTCGAAATTGATACTGATGCTGTCTGTGCATATGATGCTGATATGCTCGAAATTGATACTGATGCTGTCTGTGCATATGATGCTGATACTGGAACAAAATTGAGCACATACGAAGCTGTCATTGCATATGAGGCCGTTCCATTGGTAGAACCCGGGGTGAAGAGCAAATATGAAGCAGTTCTGGCATAATCGGCGAAGGCCGATGAATATACTAATTCAACTGAGGATGTTAAGGCGTAGGAAGCAGTTATGGCAAACGAGCTACTGAGGGAATAAGATGAGGATAGAGCTATCAACGCATAGGAGGCAGTCCCATTTGATGACCCGGGGGTGTAAAGCAGAAATGAAGCAGATGGGACAAGCGACGGAGTAAAGGCGTTTAAAGCAAAAGACGCAGTTCCAGCGAAATTAGCGTAACTGGCAGTTCCAAGAAGAGACCCCGTGAGGCGTCCATCCAATAGCAAAAAGTTGCTAAGATCGCCTAACTGTAGTTTTTTCGACTCGTGTGCCGAAATGTCGGACAGGAGCAGCAAGTCTGCAAATTCCAAGTCTGCGGCAACAATGGGGGCCAGTTCTGATACTCTTTTATTCGCCATCGTGGTGTCCTATTATGTCATGAAAAGTTTTGTTGACAGAATCGTATCTCCAGAACTTTTTTGGGTTTAAGGTTTTTATGATTTTTTGTTGTCGGGTTTCATCTTTGTCTTTCTGCCCGGGTTTAAGATGATATTTCCCGTCATATTCCAAGATTACATTATGAATGGAATCATAACCATCTACATAAAATAAATCGGTAGTTGTTCTAACTTGATAGTTAGGCTCAAACTCGAACCCGAGTCTATGCCATTTTTCTATTAACTCAAGTTGTCCTTTATCGGTTCGAACCTTTAGCCACTGAGTTTGTTGTAGAGCATCATGATATTTTTTTCTTATCTCCGGTGTTTCCCATGCTAGTTTAGATGCCTCACTTAACTTCCGCTTTTCTTCTTCCGAACGGTCTCTACGCATCCATGGTCGAGGAATTCCCCTCCTAATTAAACTCATTTTTTGTTTAGTTTTTTCGGTAAGATGCCCTCCTTTATTCCAATGAGGTTTACCTTTCATAGCTATAGAAATCTTTAATTTTGTTTCATCAGATTGTTTCTTTCCTAAACGGTAAGTATTTCCAATCTTAGATTGGCTTATTCTCCGTTTTCCATTTTCGCTATGTGCCATGTACAATAAATAGCGATTAGAGAGCCTTTTTTATCTTCTTGATGATGAATTGGACAAGTCCGCTACGGACAATATCATCCTCCGTGAAGCGAAATACATGGATGCCATTGACTCGACTTTCTTCGTCGTCAAAATGGCCTATCATTTTTATAAATCCACTTTTACCATTAATGTCGCTTTGCTCTGGATCGCCTAATATAAATACTTTCGAAAACTCCCCGATGCGTGTAATAAGTGTGAAAAGTTCCTTGAAGGTTAAGTTTTGGGACTCATCGGCGATTACAACCTTCGCATTCCAATTCAAACCCCGTAGGAATCCCACTGGGACTCCCGTTACTCGCTCTTCCTTGAGCAAGATGTCAATATCCCCTTTCGGTAGCAATTCGGCCAGTTTGTCAAGTAATGGCTGAATATAGGGCGTCATTTTCTCGTCCGCTTCCCCTGGTAAGAATCCAAGTTTGGCATCCGAGCATTCTACAGCACTTCGGATGTAGATAAGATCGCTCACCCGTTTCTCATTAATCATTGTGAGAGCGTGGAGAATGGACAAATATGTTTTTGCTGTACCGGCGGGACCAGAGACGAAAATTACTTTAGCCGCCTTGTCAGAAGCTAGGGTGAGGAATTGTTTTTGTTTATCTGTCAGTTCCCGGCGATAGATATTAAGTGCCGACTTAAGTTTGGAGCGTTGAGGAATGATTGGACTTCGGTCTTTGCGAACAAGGTCATTAGGAGTTGGAGTTGGAATTTCCGTCAGGGTCTTGTTTTTCTTTTTCATCAGTCTTGGGGTTTAGAGTTTCGCATAACTTTTCCACCTTCGGGCACAATTCAAAGAGTTCATTCTCCATGTAGTACTTACGAATGTGTGATAGATTAGGCATGAACTCCTTTTCGTTGATGGTAACAACGAATGGGGAATCCTTGAATTGGAAAACTTCCACTATAGAAAGTTTATTCTCGACTGCGAACTTTATTGAAGATACAACGTGCTCCATCATGTCCACCTTGAATTTGGAGACGAACTCCCGCATCTCTTCATTAGGAGATGGAAGTATATATAACTCGTTATCTGGTACTGTGGTCTGTTGATTCTTCTTGACCATGCTAATAAATATCAGATACGTACTATCAAACGTACAATAAAAAAGCCGCCCTGAAGGCGGCTTACGCATTTGAATGTGGGGTTCTTATTTCATCTGAAAGACTCGATGTTTTTTCGAATCGTAGGGAACGGCTGATACTTTCTCACCGTAAGAATTCGATTTTGATATTCCCTTCCAAAATTTGATTTCACGCAAACAATCGGGGTCCGTGGAAGAGTCGTACTCCTTATCGGAGACTCTATGCCCATCACGCACGACCACGTACTTGACAGATTTCGTTTCGGGTTGCCCATCGGTCTCCGTTTGAGATGGAACCGGGGATGTTTTATCTTGTGGTCTTGCCATGTTATTTTGGAGGTATTGAATGTTTTGATATGAAGCGAGCAACATCGTTCGCTTGTTCTGGGGTTAGGATGATGTTGTCTGCCCACGGCTTGCCCGTGCGTAAAACGTTCCAACACCACCGAAATCTTTCACGCCAACAAAGGCGGTTATCAAAACCATACTTCCAAATACTGAACCAAAACTCGTCTGGAGAATCCACATTAGGCCAGTGCGTCACTTCGAGAGCCTCAGTGTGACAAGCACACTTGAGCATTAGTTCGCTTGGAGTGGTATCCTTCATTACTTGCTGGATTTGACCACACCGTTAAGAATCGACAAGAACCACACAACGAGGGCTACTGCAAGATGAAGCCAGAACCATGGGCACAAACCCATGATGGTGCCAATGGCGATAAGGACAAGGATGCGTGGAATGAAGAAAGCCATCGGAACCGATAGCCATTTGGAGAATAAATGGGGAAATGAGCCATCTGTAAAAAATGCTGCGATGAGTGCAATCCTCGGGAGGAAAAGACTCAGAACCAGAAACCAGATCGGTAATGTTATCATAACTTTATTTTCAGTTTACGCTCCTAACATACCACAACTTGTTTGGATTGTCAAGAGCCAAATTGGCGGTAGGTGAGGGATTCGAACCCCCGGTGGTTTTGAGGCCACGCCAGTTTTCGAAACTGGTACAATAAGCCGGACTCTGCCAACCTACCATTTAGCACCATTCCCAATGGCCCCAGAGTCTCCTGTACGTCTTTCCATTCGGGACATCGCTCGAACGACGGACTCTGCGAGCGGCACGGCGTTTTTCTAACTTGGTTGCGGGTGCTACCCAACCATTGTACCACGTTCCCAGTTCGCCCCTTGCGCCTCTGCGAAGTTTCAAATAGGAATGTGGCCCGTGCGACATAAAATTGGCGGTTAGGGAGAGATTTGAACTCTCGGAGGTTTTGCCCTCGCATGATTTCCAATCATGTGCCTTAAGCCACTCAGCCACCTAACCACATGACGCAGCCCTTACGACAGTTTAACGTTTGACCTAGACCGCCATCGCCGTCTTCGCATAGCCACTCTTTGGGTTGTGGCCTCCCATCGTCCTCTTCGGCACAACTTAAGTGCCTACTTATTGCGGACGGTCGCCCCGTGTATCCATACTGCGGGGTTTAACGCATTTGGTATGTCTGCTACGTCAAAGAACAAAATTGGCTGGAGTTGATGGAATCGAACCATCACCAAGAGTTTCAGAGACTCGTGTGCTGCCACTACACCAAACTCCAATCTATGTTCATAAATATAACAGACCTTTTCCAAATGTCAAGTACTTTACCAAAAAATAAGCCCCGCCAAATATGGCAGGGCTCTTATGAAAGACCAAATCAATCGGATTCGGTAAATTACTTTCTGGCAGCTTTTACTTTGGCCTTAATTGCGTCCAAATCGAGCGTCTTGCCGTCTGCCTTCACAAAGTAAGGAGTCGATGGACGAGATGCACGCAATCCTGTGCCAGTTTGAGCAAGTGCCTGCTTAAATCCGGATTCAACGGCCCCAATCCATGCTACAGCAACAGCGTTGCTATTAACTTGTCCGGCTACATACTGTTGATAGCTGACATCGTAAGCGACAATCACACCACTAATGGCTAAATTGACCCACTGATTGGTTCCGGTGGTCTTGGCAAGGGCAGCTTGAAGCGAAGCGGGAGACAGGTCTGTACCAAGCAGGAATGTGTCAATCGTGGCGTCAGCAATTTTGAAATATTGAGCAGTGTTGCGGTCTTGCTGAATAGCATAGACAGCACCTTGGTCGGCGGTCTGAGTAAGAACGACACCGATGGATTGAATCTGAGCGGGAGTCAGATTTGAGAGAGTGGTGCAACCTACCAAAAGGCTAAGTACAACACCAACGACGGCGAATAGGTTAAATAGTTTTTTCATATCACCAATAAATACCTTTGAAAAACTGAAACGCCTTTTTTTAATTGGTGGAGCTAAAGGGAATCGAACCCTTATCTTGTGAATGCCATTCACATGTACTGCCGTTGTACGATAGCCCCGAAACAGAGGGAAGTGCCCTCCATATAAATGTCCCCGCACTTAGGCGGGGAACTTTCCAGAATGTTTATAGACTCCTTCTGAGTCTTGCGTAGCTGGTCCTTAACCAGACTCGGCGCACCTTTTAAGGTAAATTGTGACACCCCGCAAAAGCCATTGGAGTGTCCGCTCGCATACACTACTTTCTATGAAGCGAGTCGAAATTGGTGGAGCTACGGGGAATCGAACCCCGATCTACAGCTTGCAAAGCTGCCGTACTACCGTTGTACAGATAGCCCCAA